GGGTAAGATGAATGGGGTTCAAAGAAAGGCTAGAAAGGAGTTCCTGTACGATTGGTACGAGAATGCCGAGAAACTTATCGAGCCAGCTGAAACCCAATTTTACGCTATTTCTGCAAGAAAAAGAGAGCCAAGAATCCATACAATTACAAAAGACTGGCTGAATAAATATTATGGTGGAAGAGTAATTTCCTTCCATCTTCTAGATAATACCAGAACTGTTGAAAATGTAGTCCGATTTAAGTCCGAAAGGGTGCTTGAATTGGGTATACAACGACATTATGAAGACAACAAAAAAGTACTGAGAGGGATGCGCAAACTGTTACCCCAAACTGTTGAGTTGTATTTTTGGGAAAGGGGTATGCAGGAGCCAGTTCCTTTTATCAAATAGGGCTGAATATGAAGTTCCTGGAAAATTATAACTCCGACTGGATGGACATGCTCAATTTTTATGAGCGTCCATTTAGGGCTAAACTTGTTCCAGCAAAAGTCCTCAAGGATCTAGACAAGTATAGAAACGATTCAAAAGGTTTAGCCAACTATCTTAAAAAGTGGCGAACTAAAGTTGTATGGAGAGAAGAGAAGTCTAAGGCTAGTTGGACTGAGAAGTATGTTTGTATTGGTGGTGAGTATGATCCAGAAAATAGACAGTCACTTTTAATAATACATACAACCAAATTTGATACATTTAATTTCAATGACCAAGTTTGGGAAAAGTTTAAGTTTCGTTTATTGCAAACTTTGATGCATGAGATAATTCACTTCATGCAATATGATAGACGTGATGATACATGGAGCAATTATGTTGTTCCTTATAAGAAAGTTGGTATAGCCAAAAAAGACGCAGAGAGAAAGTACCTTTCTGAGTTCGATGAGATACAAGCATATGCTCATTGTGTATACCTAGACTTCAAAGTACTAAGACCAAACGTAGATATTAATACGCTACTAAATCGCTGCAAGAAATCTCGCGATTCAAAAACCCTCCACTATTTCCTCAAGACATTCGACTACGACTTCCGAAACAATGAATCTCCAAGAAAGATCATTGACCAGATCGGTAAGTGGGATCGCAAATACGAGAAAGTTATTCGTAGACAGCGCAGACCTAAATAGTACAATAATTATTGTACGGGGTTCCCATGGCACAAAAAGGTTTCGATTACGAGAGAAACGCACATAACGTATTGAAAGAATACAAAATCACTGTAGGTGATCCAGCTGGCGCATCGCACGATAAACCAGATCTTTCTATCGTCACTAAAAGTATATCAACATCAACAGGATGTGAGTTAAAGATATCCCCAACTGCAGCAGGATCTCTAGTATTAAAATACTACAACGGTAAGTGGGCATTCGCTGAAGACCTTAAAGGCGATCCTGAGAAAATCATGATGCGAGATATCGCAACTCAATACAACCTTCTCCAAGAAATGAATGTATCGGGTACTGCTGGTGAGAAGTGGAGAAGTAAAGTTCCTATTCTACAGAATGACCAAGCTGGTAGAAAAATACTTACTGGTGGTATTAAAGACAAACGCAAAGCGTATGAAATTGATATACAAAGTTATAAGGGTGAGAACGAGGTTCACATAACAGTCCCAGCTAAGGCTATCTGTGACTACTACAATAAGAAGAAAACCTACTACATCAATGTAGGTACTCATGGGTTCTATTTAATGAATAAATTCGATCCGTTAAAATTGAATGCCAAGCTAACCAAGAAGATCGAAGATTTCTCAAACTGCACATCAGCTAGAATCAGAACTAGATGCCAGCCAAAGGGTGGTGGCGATTATCAGTTCGTTATGACTTTAGAATTTTCAAACCTAAGAAAATCTCTCTATAACCTAGCACCCATCACATCCCAAAATAACGTCACTATTAATAGAACAGCTTACAGCTTAACTGACAATCAGTCTCTACTTAAAGCATTCGCTTCATAGACTTTTATAAATACCTCTGTAAGTCATTGTTTTCAATGGATTAAAATAACCCTTCAGAACGTAGGGTTACTAAAATAATGCTTTACTTTATTGTAAAAGTAGGGTATAATAACTGTATAGATGGGTAAAATGAAGTCGTTCCAAACATTCCTTAAAGAAGAAACCGAAGAAGAGAAACTGAAGCACATCCACCATGTAGAGGATCGCCCTCTATTCCATGGTTCTTCAGGTTTCGAACATGCTCTTGGTGCACTAAACCATGGACATGAACACATTAAAGCTGGGAAACAATCCAGCGATCTGACCATGAAATATGACGGATCGCCATCATTGGTTTTTGGAAAGCATCCAGAAACTGGAAAATTCTTTGTTGCTTCCAAGTCAGCATTCAATAAAAACCCAAAAATCAACTATACTGCTAAGGACATTGACAAGAACCATGGTCATGCTCCAGGTCTCGCAGAAAAATTAAAGCATGCTCTAAAACATCTACCAAAGGTTGCACCTAAGCAAGGTGTATATCAGGGTGACGTTATGCACTCTGAGGGTGATGTTAAATATGATGAGAAGAAGGGAACTGCTTCTTATACACCAAATACAATTAAGTATACTGCGCATGGCGATGAAGCCAAGAAAACAGCCCAATCTAAATTTGGGTTAGTTGTTCACCAAAAATATGAGGGTAAAGATTTTGCTTCGATGAAAGCAACTCCTCATCCTGATATGAAAAGTTTTGGTCAACACAAAGATGTGCATCTTGCTGGTGCCGAGCATGATACTAGCAAAGTTAAATATACTCAAGCAGATCAGAAAAGATTCCAAAGCCACATGAATGCTGCAAAAGATATTCATGATAAACACGGCGATAAGATGTATGGTGCGATCCATCCAGAACACAAAGGTGATGCTGGACATTTGGGAACTTACATCAATCAAACAGTTCGCAAAGATACAAAACCAAACGCAAAAGGATTCATTAAACATATTCAGGATGTTTATGAAAAGAAAGCGTCTAAACTAAAGTCTGATAAGGGACAAACTGCTCAGCGTAATCTTGGTTCTGGTCATGCTGCGCATGTTGAGAAAAATAAAGAGCATTATGAGAATCTATTTAAAATGCATCAGCATTTACAGCAAGGTAAAAACCTTTTAGTTAAGAATTTAAACCAGCATACTGGCGGTCTTGAGCATCATATTGGAGATAAGAAAACAGATCCTGAGGGATATGTTATAAATTATACGCACAAAGGTAAACAAGAACCATCTAAAATTGTTAATCGTGCAGAATTCAGTAAAGCCAACTTATTAAAGCCAAGAAAATGAAGACATTTAAATCTTATATTGTAGAATCAGAAAAAGACGTTCATCACGTTCTTGCTTTTGGTCGAATGAATCCTCCAACTGCTGGTCATGAGAAACTCGTAACCCATATGCATGATACTGCCAAGAAACATAATGCAGAACATACATTGGTATTATCAGGTTCGCATGCAACTAAAGACGGATCTAATCCATTACCACCTGATGTTAAAAAGAAACATGCAGAGAGAGCATTTCCTGGAACCAATGTTAAGGTAGCTGATAAAGAACATCCTACTGTTCTTCATCATGCTGCTGAGTTGCACAAAAAAGGTGTTACGCATTTACACTTTGCTGGTGGCGATGATCGCAAACCAATGCATGAATTGATTAAAAAGTATAATGGAAAAGAAGGTCCACACGGACATTACAATTTCAAGAGTATAAAGTTCCACAATGCAGGTAAACGTGATCCAAATGCAAAAGGAACTGAAGGTATTTCTGGAACTAAACTTCGTGGTCATGCTGCAGCTGGTGAACAGAAAAAGTTTGAATCTCATCTATCGTCACAGATGAAACCAGAACATAAAACAGAATTGTATCACGACTTACGTAAACATATGGGTGTAAAGTAATGAAAAATTTTAAATCGTTCTTAGCAGAAGAACAATACTACGAAGAATTGCTTATCGAAGCAGCTGATGATGCTTCCAAAGAGGGTGGTGTTTCCAATAACACTAAAGGTGTGTTGCACGAACTATTAGTCGGCAAACATTTAAATGGTGGTAAGCATCTAGAGAAACACAAGAATGAAAACGATGAAACACCTGAGCAAGCACACGAGAGATTAAAGAAACAAATTCACCCTAAAGATTACGAGAAGATTCATAAGAACGCAGAGAGTGCTGCTAACCATATTAAAGCCCATATTGATTCTACTCACAAAGGGCATAAGATTCATGCAGTACATTGGACTTCAAAACCTGGAGATACAGAAAAGGTAACTGGTCACAAAGCAACACAGAAAGAAGATTCTTCTGATGTCTATGTAACAACCAAGCATCCAAAGACTGGTAAAGAACATCATCATGGCGTAAGTTTAAAAGTCAGCGATAAGTCCAGTAAAAACATTCCTTCTTCAAGTCTTGGTATGGAATCTGGTGGTTCAAAAGCCAGACAGCATTATAAAGATCATCAAGACGCAATACTTGCTGCTCATCCTAAATTAAAAGGTAAGAATAAAGACCAGCGTAAAGAAATTGCAAAAGCAGATCCTAAGTTGCATGATGATATTAAGAAACGCAACAAAGAACTTTTACATAAAGTTGCTCACGATCATGCTGCTGAGTTGCAGCACCACTTAGACAACAATAACCACGACCATGTAGTTAAACATATTCGTGAAGTTCTACATGCACATAAGACTCCTGCAGAAGAAAAGGGACACAGTTTTATTAAGCATACAACATATCAAACTGCTAAGGGTGTTCAACACCATACAAGTAAGCCAAGCGAAGACCACGAACATATCCTTAAAGACCATAAGAATATTACAGTTAAATCCAGTGGTGGCTCTGTTCACTTCTATCACAATGGTAAGAAGTTTGCTTCTCAAGCCCATAAGTTCGACTCTCAATCTGATCCATTAAGTTCATTAAAGAGTGCAGGTAAAGCTGTATGAAAAAGTTAATACTGATTCTTGCCGTAGTTTCTTTATCTGCATGTTCTGTTATCCTACCAAGACCACACGACCCAGAAATGTTTGGTCGTTTAGTTGATACCAAAATAGCAGTTGATAAATTAGAATGTGGTAATCAGTTAATGTTCCAAAACGCAGACGAGTATATCGAGAGATTAAAAGTTTATGCTGTTTTAAGATCTGACCCACAAGCAGAAGCTATTGGAAAATTGCAAGAAGCTATCAAGAAAGCAGGAGAATCCAAGAACAAAGTATTCTGCGAATCTGTTGTTAAAACAAATAAAGTTAGAATCGATGTAATAGTAGATGCTTGGAAAGGAAGATAATGACTACATTTACAACTGAAGATAGATTAGTAGCAGAAGCACCTTATCATCCAGGATATGAATCTATAGGATTAGAAGAAATTAAGAATCCAATTATGGATGAGGTAAATGAATATCGTGCATATAAAGCACGACATATGAAAACTGCCAAAGGTATTGTTGAATTTTTAAGGGGTCCAAGATGCTAGAACAATTAAGAGAAGCAGCAGGAATGGGTGGTCCAGCAGCAGCATTGGCGAACGAGTTATTGGTTATTCGTGAAAATTATGAACAGGGACAGCTATCCAAAGAAGAATATGAGTATTTGGTCAATGAAATCGCTGAAATTCGTGCCCAACAGGAGTTAGCCACAGACGAGGTAGCCTGTCGTTGGATCGTTGCAGCAGCAAAAGCGTTAATTAGCGTGGCATAATTGCCTAAATAAATGAATAGAAATTACTTTATAGATGGATTAAATGAAAGATTACAGACAACTAATCAAAGAACTACCGTCCAGTACTATTGTTTG